CCGCATCCCGCTGGCGAACGTGATGTCGATCCCGCCGCGCATACGCTTATTCCGAAACACCGAACACAGGGTCTTCTGGGCGGCGTAGAACTGGGGGCCAAAGAGAGCTTGCGTGACAAGATTCCAGTAAAACTGTATCATGCGCGCTTTGCTCGGCATCTTATGGGCCACCTCACGTTTCACCATCGCTTTGACTTTCCCTGGCTCCTCAGTCTCGTCGCGCATAGAGCGCACGATGGACTCGCGTTTTCCCAGAGGCCACTTCGCCAACCAGGTCGCGAAATCCAACATGGGCTGGAACCAATACTCATCACTCCGGGAGAGAACTGCCTCGCGAAAGTCGTGGAACACCTCTTTCACGTCCCTGGTGACTTTGGGCTGCTTCGATCCATGGCGATTACACAAAGCATTATGGGCGTTACACAGGCATTTGCGGAGCACGTATGCGGGTCCAGTGGTCCAGCCGACAAGGGTAGCACCCTTCGACTCAGGAGAAAGACACTCACGCGTGACCCTGCAATCAATCTTGCACTGGTCGCCCAACTTCGTCACATCACCAAATCCGATGCAGGTCGTCACCGTCGCATTCGCATTCAGGCGGTACGCTCCAGGAGCGAGTTCCGACCCAACGAACGCGGACGGATCCAACCATCCCATCTCATTCACCGGCAACGTAATCGAGTCCACTCTGACTTCGCTACGCCAACCCTTCCACAAATTCACCAAATGGGCGCTGATGGTCACTGGGATGATAACGCTCGTCAAATAGCCGAAAACGTCTCGTCCCGTGACCACCGGCGCCTCGCGCGTGCACTCCTCCGCTGCCGCGTACCACACCGAGGGGCAGAGTATGACCAAGAGACCAAAAACCAAGACGACCCGACCAATCGTACTCGGAAGGCGACGATTCCGGCGAAAAACGCGGATCGCAGAAGCGGAATAATCCGCTAGACGATCGGCGAAGAAGTGGGCCTGGACGCCTGTCTCATACATCACACTCGCATCAAGTTCGGAATTGCGAGCCTGGGCGTTTATCGCTGTCCTCTGCACGGACGGGAGATACGCCTCTAGACTGCCATCGACCCTG